GGTGTTCTTAATGGACGTACAAAAGTATACATCGACCCGTATTCAGATACTGATTACTGTAACGTTGGCTACAAAGGTACTAACCCTTATGACGCTGGTCTATTCTATTGCCCATACGTACCATTAACAATGGTTCGTGCGGTTGGTGAGAACACCTTCCAGCCAAAAATCGGGTTCAAAACTCGATACGGTGTTGGCGTGAATCCTTTCGCTACAGATCAGGGTGTGGCTGGGCGAAATCAGAATACGTCCAACAAGTATTACCGAGGCGTTGTGATCAACAACCTCTTCGGTATTTCCTAATACTTAACGTAACTGAACCGTAAGATTATTGGGGAGTGTCCTTCGGGATGCTCCCCAATTTCTTTTTGTACATCTCCTAAATAGGTGAGGAGGTATGTCATGCCAGAAAAAGTTTTCAACCAGCCAAGCAACATCAATTTACTCTCGCCTGTTGGATTTCGGTTCATGATCGAGTATCTTCCGAATACATCATGGTATCTAACCTCTGCTGCTCTTCCGGGTTTGTCTTTAGGTGAAATCAACTTCCCAACACCACTACAACCAACCCAGCTTCCCGGCAACGATGTCACATTTGATCCACTAGAAATTACCTTCATTGTGGATGAGGATTTGAATAACTGGAGAGAACTTTTTGATTGGATTACGGGTATTGGGTTTCCAAATGATTATAATGAATATAAGAGCCAAAAAGCAAATCAAATACATTCAGATGCCACCCTCAGTATATTGAACTCTAATATGCAACCTAATTATAGGATCTTATTTAAAGACCTTTTTCCAACCAGCCTTGGTGAAGTTTCCTTCGATTCTTCCTCTGCTGATGTTGATGGTATTAAAGCAACGGCAAGTTTTAGGTATCTTTCGTATTCTTACGAAAAAGTTTCCTCTTAGGGCTTGACAAAACCCTCTGGGGAGCTATAATATAGGGTAATGCCAGAACTGTATCTGGTTGTCACATCTTGAATAACCGTGGAGATTTTATTTAACTATGAACCATCTTATTGAAATGACTGAAGTTGAAGCCATCTACCAGATGTGGAGCGAAGACAGCAAAATTGACGATGTTGCTCTTGATGAAGAGAGTCTAAAGATCCCAAACCTACATTCCAAATACGTTCGACTGTTGACTGACGAACGTCGGCAGCTACAAAAGATGCGAGAAACCCACAAGATTCTTCATCGTGATAAGGTGGACTATTATAGTGGACGTATGAGCCAAGAGGATTTGGATGAGCGTGGTTGGGAACCTTTGGATGTTCGCATTCTCAAATCAGATGTTCCGAAGTATGTGGACGGAGATCGGATTGTGGTGAACCATTTGATTCAGATTTCCGAACAGAACGAAAAGGTTCAACTTCTCGTTTCCATCATGGACAACATCAAGTGGAGATCACAGCACATCAAGAACGCTATTGAATGGCGAAAATTCTTGGGTGGTTCTATCTGATATGGAATCAGTAGTCGTTAGTAAAAAAGATGACGTATACTTATGGGTTAGTTCTGAGCCATATATCATTCGTGAGATGTCCGACTATTTCACATTTGATGTTCCCTCTGCAAAGTTTCATCCATCATACAAGATGGGTGCATGGGATGGGAAGATCCGACTCCTGAACTACAAAGACCAAACAATCTACGTTGGGTTGATTGATCACATTCGCACTTTCTGCAAGGAACGTGAATACATCTTGACTTCTGAACAAGAGGCAGAAGAAAACTTCTCGGTCAACGAAGCCAAAGAATTCATCTCGACATTAGGTGTTCCCTTTGAACCAAGAGACTATCAACTAGAAGCCTTTGTTTCTGCTGTTCGCAAGAGACGAATGCTGTTGTTGTCACCAACGGGTTCGGGTAAGAGTTTCATCATCTACCTTTTGATGCGATGGTATATGCAACAGCATGATCGTAAGCATTTGATCATTGTACCCTCAACGTCATTAGTTGCTCAGATGAGAAAAGACTTTGCCGACTATGGTTTCGACTCCAAACAAAACATACACGAGATTATGTCGGGTCGCCAAAAAGAAACAGATAAACCGATTGTAGTTTCGACATGGCAATCACTTTACAAGATGCCCAAGAAGTTCTTTCAGCAGTTTGGAACTGTTGTCGTGGATGAGTGTCATGGTGTCAAAGCAAAGTCGTTGACTAACATCATGACCAAGATGACCGATACCCCATACCGATTTGGTACTACCGGAACGTTAGATGGAACGTTGACTAACAAACTCGTGATTGAAGGGCTTTTGGGTGGTGTCCGAAAGGTGACACAGACCAAGGATCTGATTGAAAAGAAAGTGTTGGCAGACTTCACGGTCAAGGCAATCGTCTTGAAGCATCAGCAGAATGTTTCGTCTGGTCTGAAGTATCAAGACGAGATTGACTACCTCATATCAAACGAATCACGCAACAACTTCATCAAAAATCTGGTCCTTAGCTTAGAGGGTAACACACTCGTGTTGTTTAACTATGTCGAAAAGCATGGTGTTCCATTGTACCGTCAGATCAAAGATTCCAAGGATGAAGATAGAAAGTGCTTTTTTGTTCATGGTGGAGTAGGGTTGGATGAAAGGGAAAGTGTTCGTGAAACAGTAGAAAATGAAGAAAATGCTATCATTATTGCATCATCTGGTGTATACTCGCAAGGTATCAACATCAAACGATTGCATAACGTAATATTTACTCACCCCGGAAAATCCAGAGTGAGAACATTGCAAAGCATTGGTCGTGCATTGCGAAGAGTAGATGATGAGGAGGCTACGTTATACGATATAGTCGATGATTTGAGTAATGGAAGAAAGACCAAGAACTTTTCTTTGAAACACTACCAAGAGCGTTACGCAATATACAAGTCAGAAAAGTTTAAGGTCAAAACATACAATGTAGAATTGAAGGGATGATATGGTAAACAAGAAAAGACCGGAACATTATGTTGACAACAAAGAATTCTTAGAACACATGATTGGGTATCGTGAACTTTTACTCAATGCTGAAGAGAATGGAGATCCAACACCACAAATACCGGACGAGATTGGAACCATCTTTTGGAAGATTGCTAGTCATCTTTCCTACAAATCCAATTTCATCAACTATGCATTTAGAGACGACATGATCTCTGATGGAATCGAGAATTGCATCCAATACATCAGAAATTTTGATCCCGAGAAATCAAAGAACCCATTTTCATATTTCACGCAGATCATCTACTATGCGTTTCTTCGACGCATCCAAAAGGAAAAGAAGCAGTTGTATGTGAGATACAAGTCCCTTGAAAATGATCAGATTCTGGACAGTGTTTCCAATGACGAATTCACAAATATTTCCAGCCTTGGTTTTGCCAAGCTATACGATAACATGAACGAATTCATCGGAGCATATGAAGAGGCGATGGAGAAGAAGAAGGTGATCAAGAGTCAACAGAAGAAACCAAAGAAGGCTAAAGCTCAAAAAGGACTCAAGTTCATAGAGGATGGAGAAAAAGCATGAAAATCGCACTTGTCACAGATACACACGCTGGGGTTAGGGGGGATAGTGACACTTTTGCCAAATATCAGCATAAATTCTGGTATGACGTTTTTATCCCTTATTTGAGAGAGAATAACATCAGCAATATCATACACTTAGGAGACATCACAGACCGTCGAAAATGGATAAATTATAAAACGCTAAAAGGGTTCAGGTCACTGATGAATTCTCTTTCATCTGAGTTCGATTTAAAGGTGATTATAGGCAATCACGACACATTTTTCAAAAACACCAATGAAATCAACTCTATGAGCTGTTTGTTTGAGACACCAACCCAATGGTACGACGGTGCTTTTCAATGGTATTCAAACCCAGAAGAAATTTGGTATCCGGGTGTAGAGCATCCCCTTCTGTTTGTTCCTTGGATCAATGAATCAAACCATGACATGACGATGGAGAAGATTGAAAAGACTTCTGCTAAGATTTGTCTTGGTCATCTAAACCTTGAGGGATTTGAAATGGCAAGAGGTCTTGTCAATACAGAGGGGATGAGTCGAAAGGTGTTCAGCAAGTTTGATATGACGTTAAGTGGTCACTTCCACAAACGGTCACACTCAGACAACATTTGGTATCTAGGTTCCCCGTTTGAACAGACTTGGATTGACTGTGAAGAAGAACGTGGTTTTCACATTCTTGACACAGACACACATGAGCTTGAGTTTGTTTCAAATCCGCATAAGATGTTCCACAAGATATTCTATGAGGGTTCTAGTAGTGTCGATATGTCCAGCCTTGAGAACAAGGCAGTCAAGGTGATTATCAATAGCATTGATGATCAATATGAATACTCCAAATTCATACAGGATTTGGAGTCTGTCAATCCTTGGCATATGCAGATCATCGACAATACTGACGCGGCGGATACATCTGATGTTGAAGTTGAACATATCGAAAGCAAAAGCACGATTCAGGTATTGAACGAGTATGTCGATCAGACCAAGTACGACAACAAGGATGAGGTGAAGAACCTCATGCGTGATTTATTTAATGAAGCAATTTCATCATAGGGGTGAAACGTGATTATTTTTCGCAAACTCAAGTACAAAAACTTCCTGTCAACAGGAAACACCTTTACCGAATATGATCTGAATAACACGAGAAACACACTCATCATCGGCAAGAATGGTTCTGGAAAAAGTACCCTTCTTGATGCGTTGACATTCTCTTTGTTTGGTAAAGCATACCGCAACATCAACAAACCGGCTCTCGTCAACTCCATCAACCAAAAGGATTGCATGGTCGAGCTTGAGTTCTCTGTCGGAAAGAAGGAATACCATATCCGACGTGGACTCAAGCCGAATGTTTTTGATGTGGAAGTGGATGGTGAACCATTAGACAAGAATGCGTCTGTAAAGGATTTCCAGAACAACCTTGAGGATACCATTCTCAAGATGAACTACAAGTCTTTTTGTTCAGTTGTTATTCTGGGTTCTCGTTACGACTCGTTCATGAACATGACACCCTCTGATCGAAGAAAGGTTGTTGAGGATGTCTTGGACATTGAAATCTTTTCGGACATGAACGTGGTGTTGAGGGACAAGATGTCGCGATTGAAGGATTCTATTCGTGTCAATGAATCTCAAGTCTTGCTCAATGAGGAAAAGATCAATCTCCAACAGGACAACATTGAAACATCAATCAAAGAGCGCCAAGGTCAGATTGAAAAGAAGGTCAAGAAGATCGAGGAAATTCACATAGAGGTAGATGATGACACCAAGATTCTCATTGAAGAAAGAGTTAATTCTCTCCGAATAAAATCTGACGTGAAGAAAAGAAAATCTCCCCTTGAGGTTAGGAAAAAGCAGACAGAGAATGTTTTTCGCGATTTGAACAAAAGGCGAAGTTCTATTGAGAAGGACAAGAAGTTCTACACAGAAAATGCTTCGTGTCCGACATGTCAGCAAAATATTGATGATGCGTTTAGGGACGATATTCTTTCCAAACGAATTGGCACAGGCAAAGAGATTGATACTGCGATTGATCAGTTGACTGGTACATTAGACACCATTTCAAAAGAAGTTGATGCTATTGCAAAGATGGAGGATTTATTGAACGGTGTGGAGAATAACATATCGACAAGACAGAATCGCATTCGCATCAAGTCTGATCAAATCAAAACTCTACACGACGAGATCGTTGAAATCAATAGTCGCAATTCTTCACCAGAGGATAATCGCGAACAGGTTCTCAAGGAATTGCAGGATAATCTTCTGATGATGAATGATGAGAAGTTTGACCTAACACAACAGAAAAAGACCTATGACATTGCCTATGAGATGTTAAAGGATTCGGGCATCAAATCAAAAATCATTCAGAACTATCTGCCGGTCATTAACGGTCAGATCAATCAGCATCTACAGGATCTCGATTTCTACGTTAAGTTTGAGTTGGATGAGACATTCACCGAAACCATCAAGTCGCGCCATCTCGACGAGTTTACCTATGCCTCTTTTAGTGAGGGGGAGAAGGCGAGAATTGACCTTGCTCTTCTGTTCACATGGAGAAAGATTGCAGAACTCAAGAACAGCGTCAGCACCAATCTTCTGATTTTGGATGAGGTGTTCGATGGTTCGTTGGATGCTATTGGTGCAGATGAGGTGATGGCAAAGTTGTTATTCAAGCAGTCTGAGCATTTCAATGGCGAGGTTCGCGAAAATCCGAACACAAACGTGTTTGTGATTTCCCACAAGATAGACTTGGTGGACAAATTCGAGAACACCCTCAAGTTTGAGAAGGTCCGTGGGTTCTCTCGAAAAGCTGGATAAATACATACAATGGCTTGATGGACAAACCAATGTCTACTCAACAAATAAGCCTCACACCGAGATATGTTTGTTTTGGTAATGTCAAGAGCCCGTGGATAAATGTCAGAGAGATATGAGTCGCGACGGGCAATATAGGAGTGGTTTGTGATGGAAAATAAATGGTGGCAAACAAAGAGACGCAGAAATGAAAAGGGTCATTTCATCAAAAATGACCGATCACTTTGGAGAGAGGTTTGGTGGAATATCAAGAGACTAGTTGGAAAGTTTCTTAGCTTATTCAATAAATCCTCATGAGCTATATCAACGTAGACATTCCTGTCTTTGAGGCATATGTTCGCAATGAGTTTCTGTACGACATGCAAAAGGGACATGGTGAGTTTACACCTGTTGCTGTCTTTGGTGCATGTTCTCGTGCAGGATGGGCAACCAGTTTTCATGTGATGACAGAACGTGGAGCGCAAGTAGGAAGGCTTCCGATTCATGCTCTTGCATGGAAAACAGATGCTCCACCAATGGCATTAGAGACACTGCAACTCTGGGATTCATTCTCGGATAACGTGTCTGTCCATGAATACAGTTTGCTCGCAAGAAAGCGATGCCGAACACTACTTAAAGACTCAGAGGTTCACAATGCTACTTACTTATTTACGTTCGATTGGACGGGCAATTGTCACGCTGATGGTGTTGGGGATTTGGGCTGGAAGTGTGGTCACATGCTCCGTCTTGATTGTGGCAATTATGCTATTCAGCCCAATAATCGGATTCTTTGGTACGACCCTGCTTTCGTTGCACAACCGTATGAACAAGCTGATAAACCCGACTATTTGATCAACACACATGAATGGATATGTGAATCTACAGAATCTAAATATGTGACTACCGAGAACTCTGACAAGATGTTTTATGATGTGAAGGAGAATGTGCAATGAGTGATGTTTTGAAATTGGGTGTGATTGGCATGGGCTTTGTTGGAACTGCCGTGTCTCGTGGATTTACGAATGGTAACACTACACAACTTCCGGTTGATCCTAAGTTGGGTGCAGAGTCATTCTCAATTAGTGAACTGAGTATACAAAAGGCAGACGCAGCATTCATTTGTGTGCCAACACCAAGTAGAAATAACATGAATGATGTAGACCCAACAATCCTGTACAGTGTATTGGATGATCTGCGTAAAGAGACATTCGAGGGGCTGATCGTCATCAAGAGTACCGTTACTCCGAAATACTTGAAAGAGATGGTGGATCGGTATTCGGATCTTCGTATCGTATACAACCCAGAATTCTTGACAGAACGAACTGCCGAACACGATTTCAAGAACCCCTTCTTTCATGTGATTGGTGGTGACTTGGATGATTGTACGCAACTCGAAAAGATCTACAAGAAGTACAGTCAATGTGCATCTGCACCCACATTCAAGACTGATGTGGTCACTGCTAGTTTGGTGAAGTATGCGTTGAATACACACTATGCAGCAAAGGTCGTCTTTATGAACGAGATGCATCAGGTACATCAAGCATCAGGTGCCGAGACATCATGGGACGAGTTCAGAGAAATTCTTGCGGCTGATCCGAGATTAGGTCCATCGCATTTGATGGTTCCCGGTCCTGATGGTCAATATGGATTTGGTGGTAACTGCTTTCCAAAGGATACCAAGGCATTGCTTCATTATGCACATGAGTTAGGTGTTGATATGAGCATGTTAAGTGTTGCTGTCAACAGAAACATCTATCTTAGGAACAGGCGTGATGAGTAAAAATGGAAGATACCTATGGAAAGTGTGGGCTAATTCTTTGGGTGTGAAGGCAAGAGCAGAGGATGATTCGTTTTCGGATCATGTGGCAATAGCCAGAACAATAATACTGCTCGTCTATGTGATAACAAATGTTGTGATTGTGGCAGGTAACGTGAGGCATTGGTGAGAGTATGAGTCTATTGAAGTTCATGGACATCGAGGATACTCATGCTGGTTATATTCCTCCGCATGAGCGATTCGACAAATACGATGGTGACAAATGCTGGCAAGGACATCTACGAGAACTCCATTATGAACAAGACCTAAAAGACGCCAACCTGACACACGAAGAAGCACAGCAGCTACGCACGTCGGATTTTGAATTTGAATATATCCCAAAAGACGATAAATTGAAATGCAAACAGATCATCCGATTCATCGAGCGTCACGAATGGCTAGGCAAGATGCCCACATGGTTGACGCATAGATTCGCATGGTATTTGAATATACCGGGGAAACCAAGAGTCTTGTCTGGTGTGATCGTTATGGCAACACCGAATGCCTTTTCTAACCTGTTAGGCAAAGAGAACCGAGACAAAGAAAAGCTGATTGCAAGAGGAGCCTGCATTTCATTTGGTCCAAAGAACCTTGGATCGAACATCATCATGCAGGCAATCAAGTGGATGGTAAAGAACACAGAGTTTCGCTTCTTTACTGCCTATAGTGACCCTGATGCCAAGGAACTAGGGACGATATACCAAGCCTGTTCATTCAGCTACTTAGGACAGACAAGTGGAACCAAGTATCAGTATTTCGTAGAGGGCAAAGGATGGAAGGGTGACAAGTCATTCACTGAGCGTAGTGAGTATGTCCGTCATGCCAAGGATCTGGGCATCAAGTTCCTACCAGAGTGGAGAAAAAACGGCAAGGTCAACTGGCAAAATGTTCCGCCGGAAATTTCTTCCCAATTGCGACAAGCGGCAAAGGACAAGAAGGCATCATGCAAACGACGCCTCGCAAAACCCAAGCATAAGTACGTCTATATATTAGGCAGAGGAAAGAAAGAGACAAAGCGTCTCCGCAAACTATTTGTGATGAACAACCCGGATATACCAAAGGAGTATCCCAAGAACCGAGGTGAATGACCATGCCCAAAACACCATCCAAGACATGCCACCAATGTAAAAAGACCTATGACAACGCGTACCTATATTTCTGGAAAGACGCAAGAATTTCAACGGGATATCAGGCAACATGCATTACATGTAAGACCGGAGGACAGAGAACGTCCAGAGTCCATATGCGTGATTCTAGTGTGGTCATCAAAACAAAACCCTCCCTGCCTAGCAAAAAGCCTAGCAATCGTTCTACACTTGAAGGTTTTTTCATTGCCCCTAAAAAGCAGAAGACTCCCAAAAAGAAGAAGAGTGTAAAGGACAATCACCAACAGCCAACCCTATTCGCTACGCCCCCCAAGAAGAAGAAGCAGCAAGAGAAGGGGATGAAAGAGTGTTCTTTTTGCAAAAAGGTGTTTCCAGAAACGACTAAGTATTTTACTCCAAACCGCAAAAAAGGCAAACTTTCATTTGAGGGGATAAAACTTCATTCAACGTGTAGATCCTGTCGAAACGTTCAAAGTCAAATTCACAGAAAGAACAATCCCAACCTTCGCGTTTTCCAGACTAAGAGGCATAAAGCCAAGTACCACGGCATCGAATTCAATTTGGGTGAAAGGGGATCTTCAGGAGAAAAAGCATGGATAGCTAAAATGGAGAAGACCACGAGTTGTGTGGATTGCGGTCAGGAAATTAGTGCTTATGCACCAAAAGAAAGTAATGGAGCCCCAAGAAAGAATTCGATGTCATTTGACAAGATCAATCCAAATATAGGATATGTCGAGGGCAATACTCGCCTTGTGTGTTATGAATGCAACACACGAAAAAGCACTTCTCCTGTAGATGAATGGATGGGGCAACTAGAAGTGCGTATACGAAAAGGAATGATCCAAGAGATTGATCCAGATCTTGTTAGGTACATTGAAAGAGAAAACAGCTTAGAGAAGTATTTTGAATGATAAGAGGTCAGAGAAGAGATGTTGTATACCATAGTAGCAGTGATTGTAGGTGCCCTTTGTATCACCCGAGTAGAAGTTCTTGCAAGGACAAATGACACATTCCTTGATGCAATGTACGCAGGAATGCCCTTTATCCTCATAGGTCAATTCTGCATATACCAAGTGTTCAGTAGAGGATCGTCTGTGATGATGGCATGGTTAGGATGGACATTGACTGTCTCTGCAATGCGCGTTATCAACTCCCAGTATATTTTACAAGAAGGACTTGACCTGAGATGGATTGCTGCATCGGTACTACTGATGACCACTGCGGCTGTTTGTATGAAGCAGGCATAAGGAAGGAGGAAGTTTGTTATGTCGGTTGAAGTTGTTGTCAAGAACACCAATCTTTCCAAAAGAGCAAATCAGCGGAAGAAGAAGAAGAAGAAGAACAACAAAACCCCAAATGCTGCCCCCGGTACGAAGTTAGCCAAATCGCTGATGTCACCCGACTTGAGATTCATTGAAAGCGCAATCAAGCTCATACCCGAAGACAGAAAGTCCACCTTGGTTAAGATTCTGATGCGGAATATTAGTAACGGCAGGAAGCCTAGTCTCAAGCAAGAGGTCAAAGAGTTCGTAGAGCAAGAAGAAGCCCAACACCAACTACCTTTGGATGATGCCGTATTTGCAGAGCAGTATAAGCGAATGCAGAAGCATAATCAAGAGAAATCAAAGAAGAAAGATGAACGGGAGAAGGCTCTAAGAGAACAAAAGCAACTAGAACTCAAGAATGAGAAGGATCGTAAGCGTAGAATTAGATACATGTATGATCCCCTAGAAGACCCTGACAACAGCATAATCCACACTCGTTATTTGGATGACACGAATCGACAACAAACCAAAGTCCGTCTATCTGTACACAAGTGGTTAAGTGAAAAATTCTTCTCGCCTTCTGAGTGGTCTGCAAAAGTGAGCCTGTTGCCTGACGACCTAAAGGCATCTATAAAGAGCCCTTATCATTTCAAAAAGTTTGCTTCATGTGGAGTGTATCGCTTCTATAATGATGAAGGCATGAGCTATGTCGGCGAATCTCAGGACGTATGGAGTCGAATATCAAATCACCTTTCACCATCTGTGCTAGAATCCAGTAGAGGAAAACTTCAGCAGTATGTGAGAGAACATGGATGTGAGACGTTGAAGGTTGAGATTTTGGTGTATGGTAGTATGTTAGGCAAGTCATCTTATGTCAAATTCAGAAAGCACCTTGAAGCATTTTTGATCCACGAATACAACTCCATTGAAAATGGCTGGAACGTAAAGGTAGAGCATACATTAGAGGAGGATGGATTTGACATTGAAACAACTAGGAAGCTATGCGAATCTTGGGGAATACTGCCAGAAAAAGGTTAAAAAAAGCTATATTGACGGTCATACCACTGTGTCCCTCTGAGAACCCACTGTATCCCACTGAGATCTAGTCGTCTAAGCATACGAGCGAACGCGCCGCAATTTTTTTCCGAGATATTCCCCGCACATCTCTGAGAAGCCTCTGAGTCGAGTCTCTGAGAAGCCTCTGAGAGCCTCTAGAAAAGAAAGTCGAATTCCTCAGCAAAATCAGCGGGTTACGGCGGAAGTATTTTCGTCGAACCCCTTGCGCCAGAGCAATATCTGATGTATAGTTTAGGTGTTGATTGAGGGGGTTTCAAATGTTTCTCGAAATTGTTCTTCCGTGGGTTCTTCTTTTTCTTGCTGCACCTGTTGCGGTTGTCGCGGCGGCTGTTACGCCGATGATCATCGAGGGGTAACTAACATGTTAGTCAAGCTGATTGCAAAAACCAAAAAAGGAAAGCAACGTCTCAAGCTCCACGGCGAGCTTTGGGATGTCGAGAATATCGTCGAGAAGGCACTATTTGTCCGCGCAATTGATGGTCCCGGTCCTTTCCTTTTCATGCGACCTAACAGTGGTTCTGATGATTGTCGTTGGGTTTCGGAAGTCAATGACCCTGATTTTGATGTGATCGAGGAGATCGAATAACATGACTGGTGAAATTCTGATTGTTCCTGCTCTGTTCCTGTGGGCATTTGTCTTTCGAGCAATCGCCGAGGACGTACTGATTCTCGCCAAGATCGAGGAGAACTAGCATGCAGTCAAGCGTAGTACGAGAGGGTATGCGAAAGCGACCTAACGCGAATCTCTCTGGTGCTGGTCCGGGTGGGTATCTTTGCCCATGCTGCGGACCTGCTCCTAAGCATCGTAAGAAGACTCGACGAGCAGAACGCCGACGAGCAAATCAGAAGGAATTCAATTAACATGCCAATTTGTGTCAAGCCTATCTCCAAGTACGAGATCGAAATCTCTTATGATCATGATGATCCAACACCGGAGGTCATTCCAGCCACCAACAAAGCAATTCGCGAGTGGGTCGAGAACATTGGTGGCGGGAATGAGATTGAACCCGGCTACTTTATGGAAACCGACTTTGCGGTTCTCTCTTGTGGGGGTCATGATGTTATAGGGAATCTCATTACGGCGGCTGTAAACGAATACAATCGCCCTCACACGGTTGCCTTCTGGCGGCATCATCATGGCGAAGAGGTAGCTGCTCGTCTAGAGAAGAAATATTTTAATTAAAGGATGTTCCGGCAATCTCCTTGGGGTGGCTCTCGAAGGCTGGAAGGTTGGTCTAATTAGACCAACTAGGACCACCGACTCTCTGGTAGGGGGGTCGGGGTCTGTTTTTTTTTATTTAACTCATATGAGGTCTTGACAAGTATGTCTGACATGTATTGGGAAATTCAATTTACTCCGGTTTCTCACGGGAAACTTCATTATAACGTAGGAGGGGAGATCGGGAATGTACAGGCAACTGTTCCGAAGATTTCATCACTTCTGCGAAAGCTCGTGCCAAGTGACCGTATGGTAAGCGGTTATTTCTTCGATCCCTCTGTGGATCTTGCTGATGACGTTAACGAGAACATCCGATTGCGTATTCGTAAGGCAATTGGTGTTCGTAATCATGAATGGGGGTATTAAGATGAACACTAGAGACGTTAAGGGGTATTCATATGAACAATAGAGATGGCGGTTCCGCAGAGATTGTCGTGAAGTCCATTGAACTCGCCGAGGAAATCGAGGATATTCAATTGACAATTGCGATTGGTGTGCATTCTAATGATGATGTTATGCTGAATCTTCTCATGAGTAGACTTGAAGAAGCAATCGAAGAACACCGCGTGTTAGTTCATGGGGTGTCAAGTGGTGCTGAGTTTTAAACTCTGAGAAAATCTCTGTTAGGTGTTAGGGGGGGGGCCATTAGTCAGCAAGGTGGCCCCCCTATATTATTTGAGGGGTTTAGCACCAGAGAATACATGTGTTGTCAAATCTTTTTCCAGAATTTTTTTTCGCCAAAAGTCGCTGCCTAAATATCTGAGTGAATCTCTAAGTAACCTCAGAGGAGCCTCAAATGGAATCAGAAGAAACCCCGACAAAAAAGCAATTTCAACCACCCTCTATGATTGTCGAGAACCTTTCCTGTGAAATCTCTGCGTATCAATCAGAGGAAGACTCTTCTTTTGAAAGACCCCTTTTCTGAGAATATTCTACACATTCCCCCAAGTTACCCCCCAAGTGACCCCCCAAGTCACCCCAAGTTGCCTCTGAGATGCCTCATTTACCCAGTTTTTCTTTCCCTGAGAACGAACTGAGGGCATCTAGAAAAAATACTCTAAAACATCAATAGAATCAAGCACTTACAGAACGCCTCAGAGTTGACAAACGGGCAATTATTCTGTATCTTCTATCTGTTGGGTCGGGGAGACATCCCCCAATTGAACGGAGACGCATAATGAAATCCTTGAACATGAAGAAAATTGAAATGACTCACAAAGGGGACTGTGGTGGAGTTGCTCTGACCCTTGGGTATAATGGAAATCTTGAATACCTCAAGTGTGCCAAGTGTGAAGTCACCGACATCTACAATTGCAACAAACCTTGGCTCGATGAATGTCGATTTGCCTACGAAGAGGAAGCATAACATGAAATCCTTTGGATTTAAACATAACACCAAAACTGAAAAGTACGAATTGTACGAAGAAGACGGACACGCTGCTCTCGCGGGTATGCACAAGATCAAAAGAATTGTTGCCGAGTTTGATTGGTGGGATGAAGCAATGCTGTGCTGCAAAGCACTGAACGAATCTGGAATCTCTGAGGAGGAAGCATAACATCATGCTTAAAAAAGATTTGGAATTTTCTCGCATTAGATATATGGATCGTGCAATCGCGGCTGAAGAAAAGGTGAAACGCCTCGCCCTTGCACTGAGGGAAATTCGCTCAATGGTTAATTCTGGTAGCGAAGAAATGCACATCATTGACGAAGCCCTCCACCCGGACATCAACTCATGGGCACTGGAGAATGAGGAAGAATAACATGAAGAAATTTGGATTTCATAGCAAAAACAAAACTGACCAGCATGATGTATTTGAATATGACCTGAAAGCATTTGATGTTGGGCTGTTCAAAATCAAGCGTCATGTTGCCTCTTTCGAGTCATGGCATGAAGCGATGGTGTGCTGCAAAGCACTGAATGTTGATTGGGAAAACGGTCGAAAAGACTAAAGGAGATGTGAAAATGAAAAACGAAGTGTCTTGGGAAAATGAAATGCTCGACGCGTTGGAAGAAGAAATCGTGCAACGTGATGTTTACGAACATGCGTTTCACAGACTTGCCGAGGAATTTGCAGCAATTGGACGCACCTTATTGATACCAGTTGACCCTGACGAGATTCTGAAAGAATCGCGCGAGTATGTTAAACGACGCAATGAAGGAGAGGACGAGGCTTTTGATCGAGGATACGATGAAGCCAAGTATTGGACGGAGAATGAACGATGAGTCATCCGATTGTTGATCAAAAGTTATTAAATAGAATCAAAGAATATGCTGAACGTCTCGGCAATCTTCGTGAAGTTTATTATGAAGAAGAAGTTCCTAATCAAATTGCTCCTCCGATCAATATAGAATTGGGTCGGAAGTACGCAAAGGTGATCGCAGGAATTTCGACCCACACGTTCATTAACATGGAAAACGGAGACATTCTCAGAGCAGCATCGAACATCGCACCGACTCCACCAAATACAGGTGTTCGCGGAAACATCTTTGAGGATGATTATGGAATCAGTTGCGTGGGTCCGTTTTGCACTCGACCGAAGAAACGAAAGAAGGCATGGCCCTTCACACGACAAAAGGAAACATTAATATGACACTCGTAGATGATGAGGATGATGAACCAATCCTGCGTGGCTCGGCTCGTGTGCATGTGTACTATAGCGATCATCCAGACATTGATATCATTCGAGAACTAGCGAATCATCCCGATTCCAACACACGCATTATAGAACTTAATGCATACACGGATGCGTATCGAAACCTGAAGACCTTGACCTGCATCGAAATAAAAGGAAACGAATAACATGAAAATCGCATTAGAACATACTTCGCAGGAGTTGGTCAACGTCCATTCTCTGGAAGATTGTGAGGGGGATGTTTGCCCTATTCACAAACTAACCGACCATCACATGCGGAGCTTTCCTCAACTATGGAGGGATGATCGCGGAATCATGGAACGCACTTGCCCACATGGCGTCGGGCATCCTGATCCTGATGATGTTCTGAATGAAGACAGGGTTCACGGCTGTGATGGATGTTGTGTTTCGCATAAGGAACTTCGTTAATATGGGACATGCATTTATATGTGAATACTGTGAATGTTATCATACGGCTACAGATGGCTGTGATGAATATGACCAGAATAGGGCTAATCGTATTATGGTCAACAATGAAACGCAAAAGGAAAATGAATAAGGAACTTTGTTAAAATGATTTTGACTGATGATCGTAATGAACAAGAAAAGATTTCCCACCCTAACCTCATTGGGGGTCTGGATAGTTTCATGTCAGGATGGGGAAGAGCAGACGATGTTAACTCCTATGCCTATTGGTCATGTTCAGATGAGCATGTGAAGGCAGTGGAGAAGTGGGTTTCAAAGCGAGAAGAGTTCTCGGGTGTCTGTGCATTCAAGTCTGTTGAAGACATTTCATCATATGTGACATGCTCCGAGGATGATCTGGTTCATGTCTATGTGGTCAATGAGAATCACCGGGCTGTGAAAGAAGAGCATGAGTGGATTGCACTCACCAACCAACCGAAGGGACACTAATGTATCGTTATTAATATAAAAATTAAATATAGATCAACGCAATAGACCCCTCGGAGTTTTTCTCCGGGGGGTTTTTTTGTTTTTATACTCAAATATTCAATTTCAATAAAAGCTAAATATAGGATACAATCTTATTTTGGAGTTCTTCTCATGGCAAAATCAATTAAAGAATCTTACGGTCCTGTGCAGTATCACAACTCGCTAACTATGTTGGCAAGAGAATCACGCAACTGTGGTGACAACTGTCAATGTGACGATTGTGGTTGTGGTCAGATTGATGAAAACAAAAAGGCAGAGAGACTAGCAAAGATCGCTCGTGCAGCAAAAGCTCGCGAAAAGGATCAGGCAAAAGAGAAAGCCAAAGCGACAGAGAAGCACAATCAAAATTCTGCCAAGTCTCGCGCAGGCATTGATTACTTGAAGAATGGTGCAAACGAAGAAGTCGAGATCACCGAGTCCGACAAGGCTGAGTATGATAAACTAATGAAGCAGTATGGTGACATGCCAGCATCGAAGATTCCGCCCAAGATATACATGCGGATTTCGCAGCTTGGTCGCAAGGTTCGTGGAGACAAGGGTGGACCGAAAGTTGGTGATCTGCTCAAGAGCATGAAGAAAAAGAAGATGGGTGAAGCAGTCGATCAGGTTGAAGAAGCATTCAGCCCAGCTATAATCAAAAAGATGAAACAGGTTCTTGATCGCACAGGAATGGGTGATATCAATTCTGCGATGGAGATTAATGATACCTTACCCAAGGATGCGAAAAAAGTGTTGTCAAAGGTTAAGAACTCAAAAGAGCTAGACAAATACTTGAAGTCAAATGAAGAAGTCGAGATCACCGAAGCCAAAAAAACTATTAAGCTCAGTAGTGGAGATGTAGTTGAAATCGGAAAGATCGACCGAGGAAATGGGAAGACTCATTACTATTGGAAACATAAGAGTGGATTGAAGAACATGTTTCCAACTCTAGAAAAAATGAGATATTCACTTCGGAATGATGGAAACTTCAAAGGAGCCGAGAAGGTAACAAAGCAACTCGGCGAATCTCTTCGTCAGCGAGCCGATGATTCGATGACCTTCAGTAACCGACAAGCTGCCTTCTCGGCGGCATTCATGAAAGCCCATAGTCGAAAGCCAACAAAGCAAGAGCTTCGCGATGCTGGTGTTGGAAAGGGTGGAGACAATCCTGCTGGAGCGAAGGCGTACCAGAAAGCGATGAGTAAGCTGCGACCAGCAAGTCGATCAGGCATCAAGGATAAGTTCGTTCACAACGAAGAGGTTGAGATTGATGAAGCCGAGATGGGAGCAATCGCTCGTAACGTAAAGAAGGGTGACAGCCCGTATACTGTTGTGGCTATTGTGAATAAAAAGGTAGTGGATCAGGATCATGCAAAGGTTGCCGATCAGGTTCCTGCACTTGTTCGCGAACTCCAGAAAGAGTATCCGAATGCAAAGATTTCTGTAGAGGATCGTGGTGGTCGTGTTGTTCATTCTGAGGCTTTTGTTGACGAGGGCAGAATGGGTGGTGGTTTCAGATCCTTCCGAGGTAGCGGAATGAAAAATATTCGCATCCGTGATGACGAAGGTTATCGGAAAGATGGTAGCAATCCTGTAGATGATGCAATTGCTAAACGTAATGCTGCACGAAGGAAAGCAATCGTGCGTAAAGTTCAAGCTGGCGATAAGACTAAAAAGGGAAAATGAAAAGGAATTAAATATAATGAAAACATTTGAATCAGTTCTACATGTGATCATGGGATTCATTGCGACAATTTTTAACTTGAGGTTATTGTTAACGCTAAGAGAATATAAACAACTTCCACCAGAAAACGATAAGAATCCTGTAGTGTACATATCGAGTATACGACATGGAGAAGGTTGGAGCTGGTGTAAAGCATGGTTGAGGGCGTCTTATGGTGGAAACGAATATTGGGCAAAAGATCGTGTCATGGACACACTTAGAGACTCTCTTGAATATGACATTGGTTCAACGCTGGGTTGGTTTGTTGTCTTTTCTCTTGGTGTTCTTCTCGGTATAAACCTTTAGATTATAATATCATTTGATGTACTACGCAAATGCCGCATCCGGTCTGCTCGTGTGAATAGGCAATGTAACTGCTCCGGGTACTTGTTTACTAAAAATGAATCCATGAAATGTTACCGCTTGCTGACCACCCCCAAGTTGATATTTCATTTCGGCAGGATCAATAGGACCAGTTAGCGCGCTGAAACCGGATGCTGCCACAGCATCTTCCATATCCCATGTAAGTGTCAGTGGTATATCAAATTCGTCTGTTCCAGAGGTTAAAAGACCCGATGTACCGTCCCGACCAGATGAAGCAAAATCAACAGATATGTCAACGCCATTGATGAATCTCGGATAGTCTTTACCTCCACCCTTATCGCCATGAAACTGGCCTCCACCATATTTATTTCCGGCAGCATCATGTATCTCAAAAGCTCCGGTGATATTGTCGTCGGTAAGCGAAGCACCCAGTGAATTTTGTGAATGGTATGTCAGTACCAAGGATACATATCTATATACGTCAGATATAGACCCATTAGGTATTCCATCACTTGATGATGAGGTAAAGCTCGACTTAACAAGGGTTTCGTCGTCAGCGTCAGCCGCGTTATCAATACCGGGAAATCCAATATTGCCGCCATTGACGTTCCCTCCAGCCTCCACGGTTTTCATTTCCAAAAGAATACCATCACCACCAGCCAAAACGTCTGCGTCAGCAACGGAAATAAAACGACTCGTGTTTGTAACGCTTGGGAAATTTGTATTTACAGTTGTGCCTACATTAATATCGTCCGTAGTGAGCTTTGAAAAGTCCATTGCAAAAGAGTAATTATATGCTGGACCCGTTTCAAATGCCGCAGCATCAGGGGATTTTGATGTACCTATATCCATTCCAATCTTCATAACTGCTATCTCCTTGCCCCACGACTATTTGCAGCCTTGACTGCTCTAGTGAATTCTTGTCTGTTATCATAGTATGTATACATGAATTTATATTTCTTTGCGAGCTGCATCATCTTTCGATTGATTGCCTTCACCACTTCTGGATTTGTTTCCAACTCACTGACCCAAGTCTTCTCTCTTGGGAAGAATGTTGTCAAGAAGTCTTGATAGAATGTAAAGTTTCGATGAATGTGCAGATGCTTGATGTCGATCTTGTTGACAATCAATTCATCCCAATCATCGTTTCGTTCGGCAGCGACTTGCTGAAGTTGCTGTTTCATTTCTCCTGCATACTTCTTCATAATTGCTTCAAGCCCGTCGATATATTCTGCAACAACCTTACCCTGAACCTTCTTGATGTCTGCCAGTTCAGAATAGAACGCAGCCTGCATATACTTCATGATCTTGGCTTCCATGTTCTTCCACTCAAGACCAATTTCCATAAACTCTGAAGTGTTGTAAAAACTAACATCAGCTCCGGCATACTTCTCCATTAGCTTCAGTCTCAGTTCAGACACATCTTTCGTGGCTGCTCCCACGCTCGCATCAAAAGCAGACACCATCCGAACCCATCGCCGACCATTAGAGTCAGGCTGAGACATGATGTCATGCGGATATTCAACTAAAACGTCTGCGTCCATTTCTGCTACGATTCCACCTCGCGATTGAACACCTGATACCATAGCGGAGTCCGACATCTCTGTGAAGGCAGAGATGCTCTTCTTCTTTTTTTGTAGCTTGGCTAACTTTTCAATCATTCTCGCATCCAAAAGATGTTGGACACGATTTCGTGGTGGATCGTTCTCGAATACGCGCTTATAGATGGTCGAGGAAATAGGCAACATAACATGTGTGTCAAAGATAAATTTCTTGACATCCTTTGTCCATGCAGGCGCTTTTTCTTCAAGGTAGTGCTTGAATCGTTTCATCTGTCCTGACCTTCCATCTTATCGTTGACCTTGCGGATATAGGGTTCCATCGCATCGGCATCAGGAAATTCTGTGACTGTAAACTTGCGGGCTAGTTTCATCTTCCAGTTCTCGTATGCGTCTTCGTCTCCCATGAAGTATCCAGCCTTGGTTGCACTGTCATTCAGTATCCTATCCCGTGTGAGCATCACCTTCTTGATGTTGATGTTATTCACGACCAACTCATTCCAAGAACCATCATGGCGTATTGACATCTTGCGGTCAATCACACTCCTATAGTAGTCAGAGATCAGCTTGGCATTCTTGGACATAACACCTTCCATTGCGTCAATGTAATCCGCAATCATCTTCTGAAGCAGTCTCCCTGCTTCCTTGCGTGTCATCGTGGGGTTTGCTCCATCGTCAATTTCACCCCATCCTCCAGTGGATGGTGTATGTATGGGTCGCATGTTAGCCCATTCGTGAGCAGCCTTTACGCCAGACACCCTCGGGCC